ATGAAAACATATTTGATACTATAGACCTTAGTATAAGACAGAAAAGCATACAGAATAGAATTATCTTAGTCTTAAATCCAGTTACTAAAGAGCATTGGATATATAAACGATTCTTTGAGGAGAGAGGGGTTAGGGATGGTTTTAACGGCATTAAAGACAATGTTTGCTATATACACTCCACATACTTAGATAATAAAGCTAACCTATCTAAAAGTTTCTTAGAAAGGATATATAGACTTAAAGACATTAACTTTAAAAAGTATCAACATAAGATTCTAGGTGGTTGGTTAGATAAAGCAGAGGGAGTAGTATTTGATAACTGGACAATAGGAGAATTTAATCCTGATAACCTACAAACATCTTGTGGAATGGACTTTGGTTTTTCTGTTGATCCTGATAGTCTTACAGAAGTTGCTATAGACAAAAAGAAAATGAAGATATATATCAAAGAGCATATATATCGTAATGGTTTAAAATCTCACGAATTAGCTAAGATAGTATTAGCAAAGGTAGAGAATAAACTAATTATAGCAGATAGTGCAGAACCTAGACTGATAGAAGATTTAAGACACTTAGGAGTAAACATAAAACCAGTAAAAAAAGGAACTATAGAAAGTGGTGTAACTCGTATGCAAGATTATCAGTTAGTAGTTACTTCTGAATCAACAAACATAATTAAAGAGTTAAACAACTATGTCTATGCAGATAAAGGAAGCAAGTTATATGTAGATAGTTATAACCACGCAATAGATGGTATTAGGTATAACGTAATATACCATTTAGACAATCCTAATGCAGGTAGATACTTTGTTCAATAAAAAAGGTGCAACTATAAAAGCTACACCTTAATTAAACAAAAACTAATTGAAAACTCGACAAATGTACGATTTTAAACTAAATAACAATAAATTCTATTATATATTATGCAGGTAAACATTAAGAAAGATGGTAAGCAAAACACTTACAATCTAATTAACAGTTGGGATGATGTAACACTTGACAAATGGGCTAAACTTATAGATAGTAAAAGTAAGTCAAAGACCAAAGAAGCATTAGATACAATTAGCTTGTTATCTGATATACCTAGAAAACTCGTAAAAGAGTTGAGTATAAATGATGTATCTAATATCTTAAACAGAGTAGCTGCGTTGCAGAACAAAGCTAGTAGTAGGTTAAAAAGAATAATAAAGGTAGATGATGTAGAGTATGGCTTCCATCCTGATCTATCAGAAATTACTCTTGGAGAATATGCAGATATTGAAACCTACATACAAAACGGAATGGAAAAGAACTTAGCTAAGTTAATGGCAGTTCTATACAGACCAATAGTAGAGAAGAATGGTAAATACTATTCTATAGAGGGATATAATGGTAGTGGTGTACGGATGAGGTCGGAGAAGTTTAAGAAGATGAAAGCAGCAGATGTAAATAGTTCATTGGTTTTTTTTTGGACTTTAGGCAACGAACTATCGACAATTTTGCCGTTGTATTTGATGGAACGGATGGAGGAAGTGAAACAATCACTACTGATGAAAAATTTGCCAGTAAGTGGTCGTGGTTTGGAGTAATGTATAATTTGACAGGAGGTAGTATAGTAAACTTAGAGAGAATAACTAAATTAAGTTTATATGAATGTTTAACTTGGCTAACTTATGAAGTTGATTTAAACGAAACAAAAAAGGTTAAAAGATGACACATTTTAAGAATTACAATAATACAATAGATACCTTAAAACAATTAGGTGCTAATCAGTTCCAAATAAAAACTGTAACTACTGGAGATATATATGAGATAGACTTAGAGAAGAATACATTATATCCTTTAATGCACATTAATCCTGTTAATGCAGTAGCACAGAATAATCAAATGACTTTAAACTTTCAAATATTTATTATGGACTTAGTATTTCCTGATGAGAGTAATGAGCAAGAAGTGTTATCTGATTGTCTTAGTATTTGTAATGACTTAATAGGTACACTAAAGAACGGAGAAAGTTTATACTTGTCTAACGCAGATCAAGGAGAAAGTCCTGCATATTTTACAGAAGGAGATATAACAATAGAACCATTTACAGAACGATTTGACAACTCAGTAAGTGGTTGGGTGTTTACATTACCAATAGTAATAGAGAACGACTACAACACTTGTATAGCACCACAACTAACAACATACGCAGGTAAATAATGTTTAAAATAAAAATAGGAAAATTAACAATACAACTAATACCACCAAAGATAAGTTATGAATTATGAAGATTTAATAGAGAAGCTAGAAGAAATAAGTATAAACTTTGAAAGCTATAATGACTATCCTGATAGTGCTAGTAATAATGCAAAGAGAGCAATAGAGTGGAAAGAGGAGAACGGAAGTGATTGTGGTACTAGAGTAGGTTGGACTAGAGCAGGACAGTTAGCAAGAAAAGAAAATATAAGTAGAGATACTATAGCAAGGATGGCTTCATTTAAAAGACATCAACAAAATAAAGATGTACCTTACTCAGAAGGTTGTGGAGGTATTATGTGGGATGCTTGGGGTGGAACTTCAGGAATAGAATGGGCAATTAATAAATTAAAACAAATAGATAAATAATTATGGCAGATTTAACAACAACCTTATCTGAATCAGTAACACTTAATGGTGCAGTAAGAGGTACAACAAACACAGTAACAACTACAGGTATCAATAACGTATATGAACGTATAGTAACTTGTACTACTGGACAAACTACACACATAGCAGCTTTTGATACTAACTCTTATGGATCAGCAGTTCAGATAGACAAAGAAGATGTTAGGTATATAAGAGTAACTAACTTAGATGCTACTAACACTTTAGAATTAGCAGTAGTTGGTGCAGCTACATTATATCAAGTATTATTAAAAGCAGGTCAATCACATATACTATGTGCAGCAGAAGATGTTATGTTAGCAGAAGCTGATACATCTCCTAGCTTTGGTACTATGGCTGACTTAACTAGCTTACAGGTTAGTCCTGCTGCTGATTTAGATGTAGAGATATTTGTAGCTAGTGTATAATGATAGCATTAGAACGATACTTAAATAGTTTCGGTAAAAGTGTTGTCAATAAAGCTAAAGGAATACTAAAAAGAAAGAAAAAAGTAGTATCAGGTAAACTTCTTAATAGTATATCTTACAAACTTAAAAAAGACAATGATGGATTAACTGTTCAGTTTATGATGGTCGATTATGGTACGTTTGTAGATAAAGGAGTTTCAGGTACTAAGCAAAAGAGAACGTATGTAGATTATAAGGGAAAAAGAAAAGATACACCTTATGAGTTTGGTAAGACAAGAGATGGAGGTTTAACAAGAGGTTTAGATAATTGGATAGTACGCAGAGGTATAGCACCTAGAGATGCAAAGGGTAGGTTTATATCTCGTAAGAGTTTAAAGTTCTTAATAGCTAGAAAAATATATACACAAGGAATACAAGGTATTAGCTTTTTTCAAAAACCTTTACAAATAGGAATGAGAGATTTTTACAATCAAGTAGGTAAGGCAATAAAAGAAGATATAGAAAACATAATAACAACATAATGGCAATATTAATAGATCAAAAACCACTATACAAGACACTACCAGTAGGTCAAGATATAGTATTCTCAGTATCAGAAAGTACAATAGTTGCAAATAATTATAATGTAAAATTTGTAGCTTATGTATATGTAAGTAATAGTCTTGCAACCTTAAATACTGCAAATAGAGTAGCAGTATTAAAAACAACTCCTAACAATGCAGGGGTTGGTATATTCTCTTTACAACCAGTATTAGAGAGTTATGTAAAAGCTGATAATAATGGTACTGATTTTTTAAATGGTAGTACATACAAGACAGTTACTTATTCTAATACAACTCCACATCCAATTCACTTAATAGATAAATATGCAACCTCTGATAATTCTGCTAAATATTTTATGGTAGAGTTTTTCTTAGAATACTCTCCAACTATTGATGGTGTTGTAACTATAGACGTAAGTACCTATGAATTGTCAGAAATTTATTTATTCTACAATGGATATTTAAATTATGATGATGTATTAAATCAAGTAGGTAGTGACTATGGCTATCCTTTATCTGATTTAAACTATGTTATGGATGCTGATAACGCATATTTTTTAAGTAATGCACCAACTACACAATATGCACGATTAACTGATTATGGTACACTACCTTTCTTTAATTTTTTATCTGATTCAGATTATTCTTTTCAAACTGGTTCTGATACTTCTACAATAAATAAAGTACATTACTTTTCTATAAAACTATATGATAGTTCTAATACACAGTTAGTAGGTATAACTTCTTTTGTTAATTTCACTAATGGTTCTGCAACTACATCTAATCAATATTCAAATAGTAGATTAAACTATTTTGGTGCTTTTCCTGCTAACTTAGATGGTTGGAGTTCTCAATGGGATTTACACAAAGCTAATACAAGCTATTACACTATACAAGCATTTGATGATGACAATCAAATTATAAGTCAATTATATACAATAAATATTATAACAGATGACTGTAAAGGTTTTGAGGGTATTAGATTAACTTGGTTAAATCCTTATGGAGTTTGGGATTACTATACATTTACTAAAAAGTCAGTAAGATCATTACAAACTAATAGAACATCTTATACACAACTAGGAGGTACTTGGAATGAAAGCACATATAAGATAAATGGCTTTAGTGGTGGTAAGAAAAACTTTAGGGTAAACACAAAAGAATTAATAACAGTAAATACAGATTATTTAGTTGATGCAGATGCTATTTGGTTTGAGGACTTAATAAATAGTCCTGAAGTTTATATATTAAATGGCTTTTCATCAGATGCTAATGGTATGGTAAATAAATATGTAGAACCTGTAACAGTAGCTACATCAAGCTATACACGAAAGACAAAAGCTAACGATAAACTAATACAATACACATTTGAATTAGAAAAGAGTAAGAATAAAAGAATACAATCTGCATAATGAGTGTACAACTAATATTATATCCACAAAACTATCAGGGTGTTTACGCATCTAACTCTAGTGTTATAACTACTAACTT